ATCCAATACTGCTGCCAATAGTTGTATAAGATCCTGTAGTAGATGTACCACTTATATTAAACGTAATTGTTCCAATATTAGTCAATAACATGTTCCAGTCTGCATCCTTGGCATAACTGGCATCAGCAGATCCGTGGCCTGGATAACCAGGATAATTGATCAGGCTAGCACTGAATTGAAAATTTCCACCAGAATTAAAATAGTATCTAGCAGCCGCTGCTGAAGCAAATGTTAAAGTTACTGTATGATGAACTGTTCCGTTCCATGCAGTAGTACGTTGTCCTGACGAAAATGAAGTAAGACTAGCTTGACTTGACGGCGGTGTAGCATTTACATTGTTATAAATTGAAGTTGCCAATGCTGAATATAATGCATAATCTGCTGATGTAACTTTTGCAGATGTAGTTGGAATTGATGGAATTGTTAAATTTCCAATACTGCCTTGGTGTGTATATGCGTTAATTAAATCGTTACGTAGATTTCTCCACTGAGTGACTGTAATTGTAGGGTTTCCGACTATCTGACTACTGGTGTATTGTGGACTAGTTTGACCATAACCATATGTACCAGATCCTACCCCCATTACAGAAGCAACTTTTGATTGCAATGCATTATAATCACTAGCAAGAATTTTTGATCCAACTGATGGGGTTGTTGCCATGTTCTACCTTTTATTTAAAAACTATTTATTTTAAAGTATAACACACTCGACATTTTTTATCGAATCTGTTAAATTTGTTTCCAACGCTATGGCAAACACCAATGTGTTATCAGTAGCCAATTCTGCGTATCCATTATTACTAGCAGATAATCTTTGACCTTTAGTGATCGGGCCAATTACTTTGACTGGAACTCGTCCTTTTAATGCTACATAAACGCCGCCTACTAGTGTTTGATTCATTCTAAACGCAGGATGTTCACTAATAACACCAATGGCTAAATCGCCCTTAGTACTGGCTGTAATTTCAGCTTTGCCGCCAATGCTAACAACTGTACCAGTTTCATATTCGGCATCAGCAAGATATTTTTCAGCCAAGTCAGCATAGTTTGCTGTAGTAGCTGTACCGTGAATAACATTTGCAAAAATATCTTGGTTGCTATCTCTACCAACAATTGTATTTGCACTACTGGCTGTAGTAGCAGATACAGGTGTACCACCTAAAGACAAATAATTAGCATTAGTAGCTGTACCAATAAAATTAGTCGCATACACATTAGCCCATGTTGCTGAACTACTACCAATATTGTTTATATTAGTGCTAGTATAACCATTTGCAGGTAACTGACCTCCTGGTAATAAATCAGTACCTTTAATTGTCAATGGATAATATGTTATTGGTGAATTGTTATTAGTTGTTTGGAATAAAATAGAATCGCTAATTTTATTTGAAATTAACGGAGTTTGTCCGTTATTAACAATACTCACTTGTAATTTTGTAGAATAAGTGCCACCTGAGCCGCCTACTGTATAACCAAAATCTGAAAAACTTACGGATGTACTGAATGACGGATTTATTGATGTCAAATAACTGCTGGCCGGAAGTCCATTTAACTTTTCTGCATTTGTAGCTGTTCCCCAAAATCTATAACTAGAACTGCTGTTTGTTATGCCGTTATCAGAATTTCTTGTGTATGCTAGGGTAATACCCTGATGTATTTTATCAAATCCTGTAATAGAATTAATCGAAGGATCTAATGTAAATGGAATAGTATCGGGACTAATAATAAAAGCTACTTGTCCGTTTACAATAGCTTGAATAATATCATGTGTTGCACCGTTTTCGAGATCTTTAACCGAAATACTCTGCATCTCGGTTGGCAATGCACCAGCTATACCTTGTGGGCCAATTAGTGTAAAAGTTGTACCGTTATATACAAATAACTGATCACTAGCTGTATCAAACCATAAATCGCCTGTTGTTAGCCCTGTGGGTTGTACATTGCTTACTTCGGTGCCGCCAGCCGTTCTAAATTGACTTCCGTCGTAAAATTTTAATTTTAAATTTGCACTGTCAAACCAAACTTGGCCAGCTAGTGGGTTGGGTGGTTGGGTGGTGTTAGCAAAATTTTCTAATAACCACACAAAATTATCGTTTTGTGACTGGCCGTAACCGGCATAATTTTTACCAATTAGGGTAAGATCGGTGCTTGTATCAACGGTACCGTCCGCAACTGTAGTTAGTAAAGTACCATTATAATGCTTAATCGTATATGACATCTCGCTCGTTCCTTATTCCTAGTATTTATACCGTTTTAGCTTTTAATTTTTAGACAATATCAAATTGCCAACTCCACGTTCCGCCTATTAATATGTACTCTTTTAGTGTGCTATCTGAGCATTGAACCCTACAAATTGTTGAATTTCCGTGCTCGCTAGGAGGAAAAATCTTGCTCAATAATGATGTTCCAATTGTAGTGTTATTATATCCTGTGGTTATTAATCCAATGCCTAACGGTGCTGTAGTTACTTGGGTAATTACATACTGTTGGTTAGCAGCGTCCAAACTAGATTGAGGGCTTTGTAAATTGCTAATTCTTGCGCCTGAAACATCAACTGTGCCGTTGCCTTTTGGAGCCAGATATACAGTACCGGTTGACTGGGAGCCATTTACATAACTAATTGTACTACCGTTAAAATATAAATTACTTGCTTGTAAATTTGTTAGCACACCTACACTAGTTAGCGAAGATCCAGTTATGTTAGATCCTAGACTAAACTGAGTATTATTTGTATTGACACTTACTACTGGTTGCCCGTTTAGGTAGTATCCGGCACTAGTTCCCGATGATCCAACGTTAACAAAGTCTGAAAAATTCCAATAACCTGCATTAGATGAACTGCCGCTATTACTTGCAGAAGCACTCCAGGATATTACTTTATTTGTGAGACCAGCAACTGTTATTCCGCCGCCACTGGCAGTAGTATCTGTAGGAGTTTGAGTTTGTCCTAATACTATATTTTTATCCGCAATGGTTACTGTAGTACTGCTAATTGTTTCAGTTGTACCATTAACAGTTAGATTTCCTTCAATAATTACATCGCCTGCAACATCTAACATTGCCTGGGGATTAATATTATAAATTCCCACACGCTGATGCTGAGTATCAAAATGCATTGCTGTTTGTAGACTACCAGATGTTTGCAAATTAATTTCAAAATTTTGATTTATAACATTTGATTGTAATTGAAATGTATTATTAAAAGTATTGAATTTTAACGTAACATTAGAATTTATACCAAGTGTTAACGGATTGGCATTTTGTATTGTAATTGATCCGTTAGTTGTACTATTTCCGTCAACACTTAAAAAACTTTCTGCTGTTTTTAAACTACCATCTGCAGCTAATAAAGCATTTGCTTCAGTAGCAATTGCATTGAAAATTACACCAGGATAAGAACTTGTGTTAAATCCAACATGTATGACATCGCTTGTTGCTGTTAATGTTGAAGGACTACCTGAAGACCCAACAGTTGCACTTGTACTAACTGTATAAGTTCCTGTACTGCCTGTATCTCCGGATAACTGACTAGTAATTTGTGTATTCAATAATACATTTATACCAGAAACAACTTGTCCTACGCTCATGTTACCCGAAGTAATTGATACAACTGTTAACATATTATTTGTTTGATAGCCTATAAATTGCGCCATGCTTGTAAAGCCTGCAATTGGGCTAGCAGGAATAAAAGTATTTTTACTAAAAATACCTAATATTGTACCAGCAACATACAACACAGCAATAGTATGACTTTGACCATTAATATCAACTACAGATTCTATGTTAAATCCACTAACTCCCTGACTACTACTATACAAAGGTCCTGCTAATTTTGTCGATATCCCATCATTAAAATATAACTGACCATTTGCATTGTCAATCCAAATATCTCCAATAGTTATTCCGCTAGGAGGTGTTGGACTTACAATAGTTCCGCTTGTACCAGTAAAACCGCCGTTGGCATATACTTTTAGACGATTCTCCGAAGTATCGTACCATAGCTGTCCGACTACAGGATAATTTGGTTGGGTAGTGTTGGCAAAATTTTCTAAAAGACGTATAAAGTTATCATTAAAAAATCCACCATAACCTGTAGCATTTTTGCCAACAAGTGTCAGATCCGATGCTGTTTGATTAATTTGCCCGTCAGGAATAACAGTTAATGTGGTTCCATCGGTATGCGTTATAGTATAGCTCATTTTAAATATTACCAGTAAAAATTATATAGTTGATAGTCAAATACGGGTTCATAATGTTAATTGGAGAATTTGAACTACCATTTACTCCGCCTGTATTTAAAATTGCAGAACCTGTACCAGCTCCGCCAGTAGTTCCTTTGTTTGGTTGAGCTGTACTATCAGGAGCTTCATTGGGAGTATTCACAGCAAAATATTGGCTGTGTCCATTATTAAGTGTATGAGTATGATCGGGTAAATTACTAGATGTTAATTGAGTAGTACCTGTAGCAGATGTATTTCCTAATCCAACAACACTCGCTGTAGATTCATTAACTCGTTTAGCAGAAGAACTTGCGTTGCCGTTTAAGTCTGTTGTAGTACTAATTAAATTACCAGATCCATCTGAACTAGGTACAGTAGTCCCATTGTTCATATTATCGGCGCCAAGTGGAAATCTTCCTCTTAAATCGGGCAATGCAAATGTGCTTGCGCCTTTTAATAAAGTTCTATCTTTATAAGTAAATAGAATTTTTGAATACAATGTTGAGTATTCGCTAATTAAAACTTCAGAACCGTCACATAACAGATATCCTGTTGGTACAACTGTACCGGCAAACGGTAATATAGTTCCAACAGGTATTACAGGAACATGAGATAACAACACCGATTTTGGCATTTGTAACAATCCTGTACCTGTTCTATATATTAAAACTGAATCAGTATCAAATGAATCAGTTGCAGGTGTCTTAGACGATACAAAGTTTTCACTTATTTGTGTACTAAAAATTGCAGTACCATTTTCAGTTTGTCCGTTGAAACTAACTTTATTACTAATTACATCTCCAATAATACTGAATACTGTTGGACTTGCTAATCCGGCAGCTGTACCGTTTGTACTACCTTCCAGTGTTCCTGTAAATGTTCCTGCAAAGTTACCTGAAAAATTTGTAGCATATATATTTCTAAAAGGTCTAGTAGCAGTACCAATATCATATAATGGAACTGAAACATTTGGTAAATTCAATGACGTTGCTTCTGCAGAATTAGTTGTATACCCTGGTACTAAAACTGCTGCAGGAATAGGAGTGCCACTAGAATCTACATTACTAAGAGTTGCTTGTCCGTAAACAGTAAGTTTTCCTCCAAAATTACTATCTAAGCCTACACTTAAACCGCCTTGAGTAACAATACTACCAGTGGCTGTTGTAAAAGGCGTTGCTCTAGTATATGTGCTATTAGTAGTTCCAGTAATGTTTAAACCAGAACTAGCTGTAATTAATCCCGAAACATCTAGTTCAGATTGTGGTGCTATTCCGTTAATTGATACTCTATTACGTGCATCAACGTGCAATACTGTACTAATAACATTGC